GTCTATTGGGTGTGAAGGAAATTATCAACCGCATGCAGTTGAAGCTGAACTCTCTTGGTGTTACATCAAACGGCGCGTTCTTCGTTCGCGTTATCTTGAATCCTAAGTTTGTTACAAACGCTCCAACATTCCAAGCAGTTGGTGGTTCTAGCTTGTCACAAATTGCTTACCACCCATCGGGCACACAAATCTCTGGTGGTGAAACTGTGTTCGCGTTCTACTCTGACGCTGGCGGTGGTGGTAACAACTACACAACAACCAGCTTCGACTTGACACAAGTTCGTGACTTGGGCAACTCAGTTCTTGGTGGTGGTACTTCTAACACATTGAACTTGACATCAAGCGCGTCGCCAAACGCTGGCTTCTACCCAGACGGTCCAGACATTATCACTATCGTTGCGTCGAACGTTCTGACTCCAGTAACAATCGCCCCAACAACAGTTACTGTAGGTTCTCCAGTTACAACTCTATCAGATACTACTGGTTTCGACGTGAACTGGGTTGTAACTGCTAACGGCGGTGGTGGTGTACCAATTGGTTCTATTGTTAAGTCAGTAACGCCAAACGCTGGTGGTAACTTTACCGTGGCATTCTCAAAGAACGCTACTTCTGCGATCAACGGTACTCTGGTAATTTCACCTCCAGGCAACATCGCTGCTCGTCTATCATGGACAGAGGCTCAGGCTTAATATGTCAGCACCTACTACACGAGAAGGCTTTACCGACTACTGCCTGCGCAAGCTAGGTGCGCCAGTAGTCGAGATTAACGTCGACGACGATCAAGTTTCCGATCGCGTCGACGAAGCCCTACAATACTACAACGAATACCACTATGATGGTGTCGAGCGTATCTACCTGAAGCACCAAATCACTCAGGATGATATTGACAATGGGTCTATCCCATTGAGCGACCTAATCATTGGTGTTCGTAATATCTTCCCAGTCACTGGTGACAACACAGCAAGCAGCGGATCTTCTGGTCTATTCAACTTGCAGTATCAGTTGCGCCTGAACGACTTGTATGACTTGACTAATACTAGTATTGTTTATTACAGCACGGTTCGCGATTATATTGCTACTCTTGACTTGATGCTCAATGGCACTAAGCCTTTGCGCTTCAACAAGCATCAGAATCGTTTATCTATTGACATGAACTGGGCGCAGAGCGTCGTGGTTGGGCAATACCTAATCGTTGACTGCTACCGTGCTCTTGATCCAGTAACATGGACTGACGTGTGGAATGATATGTGGTTGAAGCGTTATGCGACAGCTCTAATCAAGAAGCAATGGGCAACTAATATCAAGAAGTTCTCTGGTATTGCTCTTCCAGGTGGTGTTACGCTTGATGGCGATAAGCTATACGCTGAGGCTACTGAAGAGATCCACGCTCTTGAAGACCAGATGCAAACAAACTACTCACTACCACCTGACTTCATGCTAGGCTAAAATGGCACGTAACGTATACTTCACCCAAGGCACTCGTAGTGAACAATATCTCGTTGAGGACTTAATCGTCGAGTCCTTGAGAATTTATGGTCAGGATGTATTCTACATTCCTCGAGTTCTAGTCAACAAGGACATCGTCTTTGGTGAAGACGTGCTGTCTAAATTTGAAGCAGCCTACCAAATCGAAATGTATTTCGAGAACGTAGACGACATGGGTGGGCAAGGTGCATTCCTACAAAAGTTTGGTCTTGAGATTGAGAAGTCTGCCACTCTTGTTTGTGCTCGACGCACTTGGGAACAGCTGATCGGACGCCACGGCGTTACTCGCATCCCTTCACGTCCAGCTGAAGGCGACCTAATCTATTTCCCACTGACAAAGAGATTGTTTGAAGTGCGCTTTGTTGAGCACGAAGATCCATTCTATCAGTTGGGTAAGCTATATGTGTTCAAGCTGAAGATTGAAACATTCCAGTACGCCAGCGAGAAGCTGGAAACTGGTATCGGAGAGATCGATGCTATCGAAGGCAACTTCTCTTATGACCAACCTTATGTGAGAACAGAGGCTGGCGATTTCCTTGACACTGAAGCTGGCGAAGACGTTATCGTTGAGGACGCTGCCGATCCTGAGACTGACTACTCAAACAATGAAGACTTTGAGAAGCCAGCAGCTTACATCAAACCACCATCGACACCCGCATCATTGATTGACTTCAGCGAAGCTAATCCATTCGGAGACGTAACCGATGCTTAATCATCCACACTTCTATCACGGTACGGTTAGAAACAGTATTGTCGTATTCGGCAAGATGTTCAGCGACTTGTATATCAAGCGCGATAACAAAGACGGAACACCAAACCAATTCGTCAAGGTGCCAATCACATACGGTCCAAAGGAAAAGTGGCTCGTTCGTTCAGAAGAAGATCCAGAGTTGAACCGTCCAGTTGAGATTGTTCTGCCAAGACTATCCTTTGAGATTACTGACTTCTCTTACGACACTCAGCGCAAGCTACACTCCCTCAACAGACTTGTTGTTGAAGATCCAACGGATGGCACAAAGCGCAAGGAGCAGTTTGCTCCAGTTCCATACAACTTGACAATTCAGTTGTATCTAATTTCCAAGACTCAAGAAGACGCACTTCAAGTTGTTGAGCAAATCTTGCCTTTCTTCACACCACATTATAATCTTACTGTCAATCTAGACCCAGAGATGGGCTACAGCTTCGACGTTCCAACAGTGCTAAATAGTGTATCGCTCACCGACGACTACGAAGGTGCCTTTGAAACTAAACGAACTGTTGTATACACACTAACATTCACAATGAAGACTCAGATGTTTGGCCCAGTGGCTACATCGAATGTTATCAAAACTGTTAACTCTAATATCAATCAGACAACAACAGATAAAATGGATGTTACTACAACGAAGACGCTTGCGACTTATACTGCCAGCGTCTCCCCTGACACTACACCGATTGGTACTGATCCAATCCCAGTTGATGAGGCTTGGACACTAGGCGGATTTTAATGGCAACAGGTTATAATGCAAACCCCAATCTAAAACCAATTGGGGTACAAGTTGATTGGACCCAAGACACTTTTCAAGAATATTTGAAGTGCTCTCAGGATCCAGTTTACTTCATCGACAATTATTGTTACATCGTCACCATTGACCATGGTCTTCAGCCATTCAAATTGTATGAATGTCAGAAGGAGAAGGTCAAACTCATCCATGACAACCGTAAGGTAATTCTTATGGAGGGTCGTCAACAAGGTAAGACTACTACGTCCGCTGCCTACATTCTCTGGTACACAATCTTCAACGACGCAAAGAACGTAGCTATTCTGGCTAACAAGGCGTCCACATCACGCGAAATTCTTTCTCGTTATCAGTTGATGTACGAGAACTTGCCTCTATGGATGCAGCAAGGTATCAAGACATGGAACAAGGGCGACTTGGAATTAGAGAACGGCTCAAAGGTATTTACGGCAGCTACGACAGCTGCTGGTATTCGTTCTAAGTCTGTTAACTTGTTGTATATCGACGAAGCAGCTATTATTCCTAACAACGTTGCCGAAGCCTTCTTTACCTCTGTCTACCCAACTATTTCCGCTGGTACGACATCTAAGATCCTTATTACATCAACACCACTTGGCTACAACCACTTCTGGAAATTCTGGAATGATGCTGAGAAAGGTCGCAATGACTTTGTTCCTATGTTCATCCCTTACTGGAAAATTCCAGGGCGTGATGCTAAGTGGGCTGATGAACAGAAGCGTCAGCTTGGTGAGTTGAAGTACAACCAAGAAGTTGAATGTAAGTTCCTTGGTTCTAGCTTGACATTGGTCGACGCAAGTACAATTGCAAAACTATCCCCAGATGAAATTATACATAGTAAGGATGGTCTAGACTTGACTGAGTTCCCAAAGAAGGGACACCAGTACTGTGTTGTGGCTGACGTAGCGAAGGGTGTGGGTGGTGACTACTCAGCCTTTGTTATTGTTGACATGACAGAAGCGCCATACAAGATGGTGGGTAAATATAGACATAACAAAATTTCGCCTCTGTTGTATCCAAACGTAATCCACAAGGTTGCGTGTGACTACAACGATGCATATGTATTGGTTGAAATCAACATCAGCGAGCAGGTGGCTTACATTCTCCACGACGAACTGATGTATGAAAACTTAATCTTCGTGAACCGTACTGCCAATGGACAGGTTGTCTCTGGTGGTTTCGGTGGTGGTAAGACTCAATTTGGTGTGGTGACTGACAAAAAGGTCAAGCGCACTGGATGCCACAACTTCAAGAGTCTGATTGAAGAAAATAAACTGATTGTAAACGATATCGACACTATCTCTGAGATCTCAACGTTCATTGAAACAAAGGGCTCTTACTCAGCGGATGAAGGATATCATGATGACTTGGTTATGCCATTGGTATTATTTGGCTGGTTGACATCTAACTCATACTTCAAGGAATTGAGTATCAAAGACCATAATCTGAGAAGACTTATGTACGAGAAGCAGATGTTAGCGATTGAAGAGGAGCTGACTCCCTTTGGATTCATCGATGATGGTCGTCCAGACGAGGTGCTTCAGAATTTCTGAAAATGCTGATTTACTAAATAAAAGAATGAAACAAGGGTTGTTATAACAACGACAAATAATCGTATCAAGGAGACATAGCCATGCCATTTCAAGTTTCTCCAGGAGTTTCAGTTGTAGAGAAGGATCTCTCACTGGTAATTCCTCAAATTGCAGCGTCAATCGGTGCAACAGCAGGATTCTTCCGCTGGGGACCTGCCGAGCAGCCAATTACACTTTCTAATGAGAGTGATTTGGCAACAACATTCGGAACACCAAAAGGTGTTAACGACTTCGTTGCGCGCTCGTTCTTTACAGCTGCCAACTTCCTATCATATTCAAGCAATATGGTAGTTATCCGCGCACTTCCATACACTACTGGTGTGTCTGACGCAAAGAATGCTTTGTCTGAAGACGTAACTGGCATCACTATTAAAAGCAGCGATGATTACCTATCTAATTGGTACGGTACTACTTCAACTGCTACTACATGGGTTGCTCGTTATCCAGGCGCTATGGGTAACTCGCTAAAAGTTTCTGTTGCCGATGCTGACTCATTCAGCAACGTTGCTACAGGTACTATCTCATCTACTCAATCTTCAACTGCTCTAGCAATCACTGGTGGTGCTATCACTACTCAAGCTGCTGTTGGTACTGTTGTGCAATTCTGGTCTGGCGCTGCTGGTACTGGTACATTGTTGGGTACATCTTCTATCGCTGCTATCGCTTCTGCTACTGCCGCTACACTGACAAGCAACCCTAACGTAACTGGTGTTACTTCTATCGTGTTCCGTTGGGAATATGCTGATCAATTCGTCCAAGCTCCAGGCACTTCTGCTTATGCTGCTGGTAACGGTTTGGCTGCTGCTAAAGACGAAATGCACATTGTTGTTGTTGACCGTCTTGGTTACTTCAGCGGCGTTCAAGGTACTGTTCTAGAAAAGTATGCGTTCCTATCAAAGGCATCTGATGCTGTTTTGAACGATGGCACTGCCAACTACTACAAGACTCAATTGAACCGCAACTCTGATTATATCTGGGACTTGCGCGAAATCGACGCTATCGTTACATCAACATACTTGAACACAACTTCTGCTTCTGCGTTCGGCGTTTCTATCTCTGCCCAAGGCATGAACGGTAACGTAGTATTCAAGACAATGAAGCGTCCATATACAACTTACCTTGGTTACAACCTGACAGAATCTTCTGGCGCTATTGCTATCCAAACAAACGGTAAGGGTATTGATGGTTTTACAGTATCGTCTAAGGCTCACGATGCTAACATCAAGTCTGGTTTGATCGCTGCTTTTGGTCTTCTAACTAACACAGAAAACGTTGACGTTGGTCTGATTGCTGTTGGTGAAGTTGAATCTGTTGTTGCTAACTATGTCATCAACAGCGTTGCTGAAGTGCGCAAAGACTGTATCGCATTCGTGTCAGCTGCTGTTGACTCAGGTACTGCTTTGACTGTTGCTACTAAGTCTTCTGACTTCAATAACCTAGTTGCTTACCGCACTGCTTCTACTTATGCTGTGAACGTATCAAGCTCTTATGCTTCTATGGACTCTGGCTACAAGTATATGTACGACAAGTACAACGACAAGTATACTTACGTCCCATTGAACGGCGACATCGCTGGTCTATGTGCTCGTACTGACTACAAAGCTGACCCATGGTTCTCTCCAGGTGGTTACAACCGTGGCGTTATCAAGAACGTTGTTAAGTTGGCGTACAACCCAAGCCAAGCTGAACGTGACACATTGTACAAGAATGGTATCAACCCAGTTGTTACATTCCCAGGACAAGGCACAGTTCTATTCGGCGACAAAACATTGTTGACTAAGCCAAGTGCGTTTGATCGTATCAACGTTCGTCGCTTGTTCATCATCCTAGAAAAGTCTATCTCTACTGCTTCTAAGTACCAACTGTTCGAATTTAACGATGGTTTCACTCGTGCTCAGTTCCGTAACTTGGTTGAACCGTTCCTACGTGACGTTCAAGGTCGTCGTGGTATCTATGACTTCAAGGTTGTTTGCGATGAATCAAATAACACAGGTCAAATTATCGACACGAACCAATTCGTTGCTGATATCTACATCAAGCCAGCTCGCTCTATCAACTTCATTACATTGAACTTTGTTGCTGCTAGAACAAGCGTGAACTTTGAAGAGATCGGTGGATAATCCTAAATAAAGAAACAGGAGAGAAATAAATGGCAAATATTGATGCATTCAAAGCCAATCTGCTTGGGGGTGGTGCTCGTGCGAACCAGTTCTTCGTACAACTAACATTCCCAACTTATGTGGCAGGTGGAGCACTACTGAGCAGCAAAGCGCAATTCGTATGTAAAGGCGCGCAGCTTCCAGGCTCAACCATCGACAATACACCAGTAAACTTCCGTGGTCGCCAAGTAAACTTGGCTGGTGAGCGTACGTTCGCCCCATGGACAATTACTATTCTTAACGACAACGACTTCGCATTGCGTAACGCAATGGAGGCGTGGATGAATGGTATCAACGACGTGGCTAATAACACAGGTCGTTTGGCACCTACTCAGTACCAAGTTGACTTGGACGTGTATCAATTGGATCGCAACGGCGCTCCAGTTAAGCACTATAAGTTTGTTGATGCTTACCCAACTGAAGTGTCTGCTATCGAATTGAACTTCGATACAAACAACCAGATTGAAGAGTTCACAACAACCTTCCAATACAACTACTGGACATCTGAGTCTAGCACAAATGGATTCGGTGGCTTGATCACTGGTTCTACTAATATCAACATTGGTGGAATTAACGTACCGTTGAATCTGTAATTATTGAGTGAGTGGAGATAGTATGCAATTTTTTGGTTTTGAGATTAAGCGTAAGAAGCAAGAGGACTATCTTGAATCAGTAGTTAATCCTACGGTTGAAGATGGTTCTACCCTTGTTGCGAGTCAGGCTGGTTACTATGCCCAGACTCTCAACATGGACACTGTTATCCAAAGCGACACCGATCTCATCAAGAAGTATCGTGAAATTTCTGGCTTCGTTGAAGTCGACGCTGCCGTTGAAGATATTATCAACGAAGCAATCGTAGTCGAAGGCAACGAAAAGCCAGTTCAGTTGAATCTAGACAACATCAAACTCTCGGACAATGTGAAGACAATCTTCCACCAAGAGTTTGATAATGTCCTAGGTTTGCTTGGTTTTCATATCAAGGGTCATGACATTTTCCGTACATGGTATGTCGATGGTCGTACGCACTATCAGGTGTTGCTTGATCCAGAGAACCCTAAAGACGGTATCAAAGAGCTACGATATGTAGATGCTCTTAAGATCCGCAAGGTTAAAGAAGTTGTCAAAGAACGCGATCGTTCTACTGGCACAGACGTCATTAAACAGACCAAAGAGTATTACATCTACAATGAAAAGGGTGTGATTACTTCTACTCAACAAGGTACACGCCTTTCGGCTGACTCTGTTGTTTCAGCTACTTCTGGTCTAGTAGACTTGGGTAAGAATATGGTTCTTAGCCACCTACACAAAGCAATTAAACCAACGAATCAATTGAAAATGATTGAAGACTCGTTGGTCATTTATCGTGTAAGCCGTGCGCCTGAACGTCGTATTTTCTACATCGACGTAGGTAACTTACCAAAAATCAAAGCAGAACAATACATTCGTGACATCATGAATAAGTATCGTAATAAACTTGTTTACGATGCTAACACTGGTGAGATTAAAGACGACCGTAAGCATATGTCTATGCTTGAGGACTTCTGGATGCCTCGTCGCGAAGGTGGTAAGGGTACTGAAATTACTACACTTCCAGGCGGCCAATCATTGGGTCAACTAGAAGACGTCCAGTACTTTAAGAAGAAATTGTATCAAGCATTGAACGTGCCTATGTCTCGCCAAGAGCAAGACGGTGGCGGTTTCAACCTTGGACGTGGTTCTGAAATTTCCCGTGATGAAGTTAAGTTTGCGAAGTTTATTGATAGACTACGTATGCGCTTCTCACAGTTGTTCTTGAACATTCTGCGTGTTCAGTTGGTTGTTAAGGGTGTTATTCGTGAAGAAGAGTGGGATGAACTTGCTTCTCTTATTCGCTTCGACTTCAAGAAAGACAACTACTACGCTGAACTTAAAGAATCTGAAATTATCAACGGTCGTGTTGCTATGATTACAGCAATGGACCCATTTGTTGGAAAATACTATTCTAAACAATACATCCAATCTAAGATCCTACGTATGAATGACGAAGAGATTGAAGAGATCGAAAAGCAAATTGAAACTGAACGCGATACTGACATGGATCTAGCTGATCACCAAGGCACTCTAGCTGGTGTGACACAGACAGCCCAACAGGTATACCTACAAAAGAACGCGCCACCTGAAACTCAAGAGGCGTCGCCAACTAACCAACAAGGAGCCAAATAATGGACCAAGATATCAGAGACCTAATTGATTCTATCATCGATGAAAATCCAGTTGAATCAGAGAAGATTTTTAGCAACCTAATGACCAACCGCATTGCCGATCGCATTGATGTACAGCGTCAAGAAGT